ATTTTAATAAATGGTTGTCAAGTTGTGGCCTTTTGGGCCTTTTATTCTTGACATACCGGATTTCACGGTGAGTGCTGTGCACTCTCTTTACTTATTTTCCCCTGGGACCCCTGAGGAGTAGGGACGAAACACTGGCTGTCGGGTCGAACAAATCTTCTACCTATTCTAACAACACAACCAAACACAACCGCCATGTACGCGATCATCATCTACATCATCTGCCTGCTTGGAGCTGGTAATGGTGTCAATCTACTTGCTTCGTTCACTGGACTCACATCCAGTGTGCTTTTCAATTATGGTTTTGCCTCTCTCATTGAGGCCTACCCCACCCCTTTCGTTTTGGGGTTCTTGAACTTCTTTACAGACGTCATGTCTGCAAAGGTCTTGTGGGTTGCTTTACGCAACGTAATCTTTTTCCTGATTGAATGGACAAACTATACAAACTTACTTCCTCTGGTTCATTTCATCCTCCAAACGACAGGGCTTGCTCACTTAGCTTTTCTGTTTTGGTTGGTAGTGATTTTGAATTCAATGTGGTTTGTCCTCTTTGTCTCTTCGATCGGGTCCTTTGCTGTCGCTGGAGCTTTAGTAATCTTGCCGTTACTTCTGCTCCTCAACTTCAGCCTCATGTATTATCTGTTCACATGGGTGATGCATGTCGTTTTTGGGCTTTCTCTTGAGAGCCCGTCTCCAAATTTTGCCTTGCTGCGGTTCTTGCGATTTGTGCGGTTCATCACGTCACTTGAGAATGTGTTCGCATTTCTTTATAAAGTGATGTTGTTTACGATCGCAACGCCACCCGTGGCTATTTCTGTAGCAGTCAGGCTTCCTGTGGAAGTTGCTGACTTGATTTTCTCCCAAACCTTATTCACAGATGCGATTGCCACTCGCCACCTGCGGAAAAAGGTCTTTTTGTTTTTAACAATTTTTATGGGAGTTTCTTTTCCCTTGTTTTCCCTTTTGTTTTTCATTATCTCTGTCACCACTTCACTTTACGTCGTTGGCAGCTTTATAGCTATTTATTATTATGGTCTTACTCCTTTTACCATATTACTTTATAGTATTTTTGCTTTTGTGGCTAACATTTTAGGGTTTTCTATCGATTTCATCATGGGGGTTATCTCGAAAGACTTGATTCGTGACTTTGTGGTGTTCTCTTTACACACTCGGTCTTTTGTCTCACCCTTCGTCAGGGTGTATCGGACTTCAAGGGGTCTGGTATCTATCAATCGAGGTACCAATGCCCGCGATCTGGACACTGAGACAATTGAGTTTATCTTTCGTGATCTCTTTGTGGTGTCTCGCTCCACAAAAAGCATGTTTTATTTTCTTCTTTTTATGTATTTTGTCAACCTTTTTGCCCGACAGGTCGTGAGAAGCGTCAAGTGGGTGTTGAGCATACCACTAAATATCCTGTATGCTTTATTTATTGCGTCTTTCGCATTTTTCATACCGGATACGATTTTCGACGTCATAGACCATGGGCTCCTTTTGTCTTATAGAATGGCTCTTTCTTCCAAACCCTCCTTACATCGGTTTATGAGAGTCCTTAATTTATCCTATATTTATGGAGTGAGCTCCTTCGCTGGTGGGGCGGATTTCCCGGCGTTTAAGGTAGACAAACCTAGGTTATCCCAACTTTTCATTCGGACCTGGGTCGGCATGACCAGACGGTCTATTCTCCACTTCGTCGAGTGGGCAGACAATGTTAGGCTGCCTGAAATGATTCAAGCTTCTTATCGCCCACCTACCTTAGATAGTATTCGGGCAACCTATGTCACTCTTCAGGGGATTGGTTTCCCAGTAGATCAGAGCTTCATTGATAGTCTTGACCGGCCAGAAGCTTCCAGTTACCTCGCAGAATGGGGTAGCTGGCGAAACTGGCTTATTGGCACTTCCAACAATGCCTTGGGATATGCGGATGTGCCTTTGTCAGTGCGTTCTTGGTTGCCTAGAGACTTCTTCCCTGAAATAGTCGGATATCAGCATTCGACACGCATAGCCAACGTGTTTACTGAGATTTTCTCCACTGCTCGGTATTGGACGACCGATGGCACTTTGGTCCTGAGTGACGAAGACTTTGATGCTCTGGTAGATGACACATGGGAGGCTGTGAAACCCCAATATGAGAATTCGAAACTCACTACCTTTGACTATGTTTATCGTCATTGGGAAAAGAAGTTTAATATGGGTTTCGGATTCTTCACTCGTAATGAGCGGGGTAAGCTTAGACAACTGACACGCCAGGCTGTCATAGAATCATTTGGGGGTAAGCGTGCCTTCTTAGATGCATGGGCAAAAGTGTTTAAACATGCACAAACTATGTGCATGCCCTCACCCGTATTTTTCAAGTACGAAAACCTAAAAGTAAAGAAGATAGCTAATGGCCTTTTGCGGACCGTCCTCGGGTCTGCGTTTTCTCACCATGTGCAAACAACTATCTTCAATTATTTACCCAATCATAATTACCAACCCTGGCTGACACCCAGTAAAGTTGGCATGCCTATAAATGGGCAAAATTTTAATAAGCTTTGGGTATCTCTGGCCGGTCACACACATGTATTTGCAGGTGATATGACCGCTTTTGATTCTTCTCAGGAACCCCCCCTGATCAGAGTCTGCCAGGAGATTAGGAAACGGGGTTACAAAACTCACACCGATTATGATCGCATCTGTCAGTTGATCGATATATCATATGACATGCTGATCACTCAGCCGGGTGGGTTTAAAAATTTTGGAGACATAGCGGGTAAAGCGAAGGGTGCCACTACTGGGCACTCTTCAACCACGCCTGATAATACCATCATGTTAATCGCTAACTACCTGTTCGCTTGGCGTCGAGTGACAGGTCTGCGTGCGCGTGAGTTCTTCAACTTCAACACTTTGGCCAATTTCGGTGATGACCATGTTTTAGGTTATGATCCCGTATTTGGCTGGAGCCCTGCAGCAGCTATCAAAGCTGTCAAAGAACTCAACACCATAATGCGTGATGAGGCTCCCGGTCAAGATTACTTACCTCTCCCGGATAAGCCTCTCCCACCTGGTGTAAGTGACTGGCGTGATGCTAAGTTCTCCTTTTTGTCTAAGAAACCTTTGCCTTTGACCCCTGACATTTTAGGTGAGTTAAAGTCGGCATCCATTAATGTCCCTTTGTTGTTCGCAACCTGCCATGACCGTGAACGGTTACTCGGTAAGATTAAAGGTGAAGGCCCTGCTCGGAATTTCCAGGACCCCCGCAAGTCTTATGAGGCCATTCTCGGTTATATTGATCTTTGTGCACATCATCATGACATATATGAAAAATTGGCCCGTATGGCTATGGGTGCCCACAATTCACTTGCCTACCATTACCTCAAGAATGGCCGATCTATGAAAGGTGTCCGTAAAGTCCCTTCGTATAATGATGTCTTGAGACAATGGTATAAAGGTGAAGTTTTTGACCCAGATTTTGTCATTTCTGATGACTCTGGTGTCATTGATGAGGTTACTATCGTCATTAACCCTGATCCTTTGGGTTATTTTGTTCGTTGGATCTCAGACTTCCCTACCTTGCTCAGTCCCCGTTATCGTAATACTCGATGGGCTGATTGGATCCAGGCTAGGTTGGCACCTCAGCTCTCCTGGCCTCTATCATTTTTGACTTACGGAAATAATGCTATGTTGGATCCTGGACAGGTTCGTGCACTTGCATCACGTACCCCATATGCATTTTTACGTCACGAATTGATAGTACCTTCAGCACTACATGGATCCTACTCGACATTACTGGTCAGACATTGGCTGTTCATGGGTTTTCAAAGGTTGGTTTCTTATAGAAAAATCTTCTCACCCTTAGATGCTGTGCGCTTGTTAGATAATTTATTTATTAATTTATTGTTTATATTGACCGGTCGAGTGACCCAGGCGGTTGTTGAGCTTGAGCTTCACGTTTGGGACACTCTAATTGTTTATTTATTGTCACGTATCCATATAAACTTCGACATACCTGTGTTTGATTTCGATGTTCCAGCCCCATCCTCTATAATTGCACAGGCTGTTACTTTCTTGTTCGCTTATTTCTCACCTGCTGGTTCCATTGATTTTCAACCTCTGGAACTAGCACGTCTACGGGAGCTGGAAGCTGACCCAAAGAAAGCTTTTGTGCTCGTCGCAGGCACTGGTGTCGGAAAGTCGACGAGAATTGTTAATCTTATACAGGAAAGGTTACGTAGACCTACTGTGGTTGTTGTACCACGTGCCAATGTTGCCATTGGCGTCGGGCAATATATGCAACGGCTTTACCCTGAATCAGGAATACAAATCGCTACTGAGGGTTTTAAGGTGACACCAGGCTTCCGCATAGTGTACACTACTGTGCAGAGCTTTTTCCTAAATCCTTTGTTGCGGCATCAGGACAATTTGTTCATTATGGACGAAGCCCATATAAACGAGCCAGCTTATAACGTCATGCATATCTTCTTTGCAAACCTTAAGTCAAGAAAGATATGGATGACTGCTACACCTGGTCCTGAAATCAGTCGCAGGCCAATGCTTGTTATGCCCTCCGCGAACCAATTTACGGTTCATACTGCTGATGTGGAAGTTGGCAGTTTATCTCATTTTATAGAATCTGCTATTAGATTTTGCAATGATAGATCTAGTTTTGAAAAAGTACTTGTATTTGTACCTACTATTAAGCTTATGCAGGATATGGTTGGGCAACTTCACAATCGCACTTGCCTGCTTCACTCTAATCAACGAGTTGTCGACGAGACCGCAAGCATCTTCCTTGCCACTTCAGTCGCTGATGCGGGTTTAACCATTCCAGACGTGTCCTTCGTGATGTCAGCTGACGTTGACCTCACTGTCCTGCATAATGAAGCGGGTTCTAATGTAGTGTATTTTAGGTTGTCTAGTCAGACTGTTAAGCAGCGCGCAGGCAGGACTGGCAGGACTTCTAATGGAGCCTTTTTGCTCTTTAAGATCAAAGACATAGAAGTCACTAAGATTGTGTATACTAAAGTAGACTATTTACAGGCTTTGAAGCCGGCGGTAGAGGCTTCACTTAATTATTTCCCTAGTGCCATAAAGAAGAGCTTCAATGATGAAGAGAAGTCACTCATTGGTCACTGGGATTATAAATATCAAACTACTTCGTGGTCACGGTTCCAGGATCTAGTAATGCAACAGATCATGATGAAAGCAGATAATCCTGATTACGTTTTCGAAGGGTTTGAGCATTATGCTGACTCTTTCGGTGATTCTGTTGATATGGATTTCCGTGACTGGGCTGCTCCTCGTGATAAGGAGGTGCGCCCTTTAGCTGAAGTGTTTGACGATGTAGATTTTGATCATCCAAAACTTAACCCTGATTTGGATGTTCCTGCAACTACAGGGTACCAGAGGCATAATGTCTCCGGAAGAGGGCTACTCTGCGGAGCAGAAGCCCTTGTAGGCATCTTCTTCACTAACTTTGGCTTGCGGCCTGATGTTTATGAAGTTAGAGATGCAATAATTGACAATACACTCCCTGAGTATCGGAATGCGTTTTCGAATTTCTTCGAATGGACGCAACTCAGGGATTTGATGTTTAAAAAGTATCATATTAAACTACGATTAATTAATGAAGGTATCCCCTTGCCCGATCCTGTTGATTGGGCTAGTTTTAATTATCATACATATACTTTATATTTGGATAATGGTCATTATAATTACCTTGGCTTAGATTTTACTAAGGCTCCTATTGTACCATTATCTAACATTGAAACCTTTGATTAGGTTTCTTTATTTTCTTGTTTCTTGGCATCCAACCCTGCTGAGGGAAAAATTGAGGTCTTGGATTGAACCTCTGCCAGTTTTACAGATTCCTCGGGGTTTGGTGGGTCTTATTCCATCCAATGCGTTGACCATAGTGACCTATGGTTTCCGTACGGTGAGTTTTTGGTCTACCTTCCCCCTAGGATGCTAAGTCTATGTGTGGCCGGGTCGGCAATTCGTTTCCGGTACGTTAACCTAGAAGTCCTTATTCCGTAAAACGGTAAGGCGTTGGTTGTATCAGGAGGGTCTAAATCACAGCTTAGCTTTCTTCTTTCTTTTCTTTTGTTCATCATGGCTGCAAGGGCTTAGTCCACGAACCCACTTTCACGATGGGATGTAGTGGCAAGTTTACCAGCAGTTCAGGTTTGTTCCATGATGGGGGTGATCCCATTATGCTTCTCCTACCTTAGGTATGATGTAATTTTATTTTATTTTCTTTTAATTTTCATTTTCTCTTCTGCCCAGCGCTCAGCTGGCCAAGGGGTCCTTCCAAGTTTATGGCTTTTACTTGGTCTGGATAGTGTGGAACCCGAGGTGATGACGGGAGTAACCTTAAGCGCAAGGTGATTCTAGAGACTGCGAACATTAACCCTTGGTCTAGGTACAGTCCGGCCTTGCTTTGAAATTACAAGTTCAGGGAGTTGGCCTGAGCGTTCCTCAACATGCCTTTTATCACCATTTTTGCCATCACCACATTTGCGGCCTTGGTGTCGCTTCTCTTTTTCGTCTTCTCCCCATCTGGCCTGGCCTTTCTCGCACTTGGTTGTGAGAAAGACTTATTCAATCCTTATGGCGCTGACGACCTTCTGGAACTCACTTCTTCTTTCTCGGAATGGTCTCCTTCTGCGGGTCACTTCTTTTACATGCTTACAGGTATATTCAGGTATCCATTCACACTTTGGATCTCTCTATCTCATGCCTGGTCTGCTTTTTCCTCTAAGGTTAGATCCTTCTTGGCATCTTTCAGGAAAAACTTCATGTCTAAGGAGTCACCACTTTTGGTACCCTGGTGGAAAATCGTCTCGTTCTTTTCAGCACTCTGGCGGGTCGTACTTCGGCTAGATTTGTGGCTACGGACCTTGTTTGTTGAGGTTGATCCCAACACGGTCCAAAAAGACGAGCTTCGTGCCTCGGCAGAGGCTTCGGTTCTTTCATCAGGTGCAGGCTCTCCTACCCAATATCCTCCGTCTGGGTCGAAGCAATCTCGTCGGCAAGCGATGAGCCCCACCCCCACTGAGGTTAAGGTTTTGGATCCTGTGTCTTCAGTCGTCGAAATATCTTTCGGTATTGGTCGGAAGTATGCGTTTTTGCACGATTATGATGTCGTTGTCAAAGGCGAGACTCTAACGATTCCGGAAGGGCAGGAATGTATCGTCTATGGTACCGGCGAGAAGGCAATTTCTTGTCGTCGAAAACCTGGGGGTGATTCCCTCCAGGTTAAAATTGGTCCACCATTTGGCAATTGGTGGATCGAAGAAAAATACCTACGGCGCGTCGATGGCTGAAGATTCTTGTGTTTGTTTGGGGTGATCGAAAGTCCAGTATAGCTTTTGCCTGGAAATACGCCACCTACTATAAAATTTGAAAATTTGTTTATTATTTGAAAAAAA